CTGGCCACAAAAGACGCGAGAACAGCACGGCGTCACCATCGGCTCGGTGGGCGTCTCGTAGCAAATGGGGCACATCTCCTCCTTGAACCCCTCAATCCGCGCCTGAATACTCTTAATCGCCTCCTCCTTCCCCTTCATCTTATCCTCGAGACTTTTCAGCGCCATCTCCTTCGCCGCCTGGGTGGAATACTCTAGCCCCGCCTTGAATTCATAGGTGGCCTTGAGTCGCTGAAGCTCCTTCTTCAGATTCATCGTCACGGCATCAATCAGGCTCGTCGTATCCTCCGACTTGACGCCCAGGGCCGCAATCGCCCCAGTAATATCTCCTCCGTGAAGGAGCATCTGAACATCCCCAGGAACCGCGTCCGACACAATCTGCTGGGTAATGGGCGCCACGCAAATGACATTGCTTCTATGGAGCACCGGCAGAGAAATCGACTGCTGGACGAATTCATCCGAGCACTTGATAACAAGACGCCCCCGAAGCCGATGATTATTATTCAGCACCTCCCGGAAAAAGTTATAGGATGTCATGCTAAAGCGCATATAGTTATAGGGCCGCCCCGAACGCATTAGCTCCGAAAAATACGGCTTCAAGCACGCATAGGGTGCGCCCTCCCCAAACACATTCGCAACGAGATTCTGGTGCTGAATATATAAGGATTCATTCGGAAAAATCATGTTCATCCACGATGCAGTAATAAACCAGGTAAATAGGGCCTCGGGCCTCCGATACCCATTTACAAGATGAATCGTATCCGACTCGTCGATAAATACACGCTTCCACACAATCCGATTATCATTCTGCCACAGGCTGAATTCCTTGTACTGCGTGTTACTAATAAGCACCACCTGCGCATTCATCACCGACTCACGAAAGGTGTCCTGGGATACAGCCTTCTTCTTGTCCACCAGCAAATGCGTCAGATGCGTCTGCTTCTTGATATAATCCGACCACTGACGGAAAAGGGTATGCGGGACGATAATAAGTGCGCCCGCGCCGCTCATATCCATAGCCTCCTCGGACTTAATACTAAACATCTTGTTCGAGGAATTTGCGCCCAGAGTCTTCATCGCGGGTAGCGCAGGAAGGGTCGCAAGGCGCGCAATATGTGCGAGAACCATGAGCGACTTTCCAACACCGACCGAATCTCCTAGAATCCCATAGGAAGAATATAGGGTTTCGCCGGCGCACTCCATGCCAGATACAAGCTCACGCTCGGAACGCTCCATGGCCGCGAGCACTGCCTGCTGATGCGCCCTCAGACTCACCTTCATGGTATTCGGGGGCGCATCGACAATAGGCGAGTTTGAATCAAGTCCTCTTTCTAATGTATCTGCCATAAGCGCAAAAGAGCGATGGGGGAGATACATGCTCATTCGATTTTCTATCCGTTGATATCTGGATTTCTTAAGGTCTTCCGTGGTGTCATCTAGGCTTATGCTGTCGAGAAAAATTCACGCGCCGCCGCGTCTTTAATAAAATCCCGCAGCTTCCGCGCAGTCTTTTTCACCAGCGGATTCGCCTCATTCTCGCGCAGCTTCTTCTTATCAAAGGTATTGTCCGAATGGCTCATAACTAGCATGACCTTGTACGGGTCGAGCTGAATCATAGGATTCTTATAACCCTCGAGAAACGACTTCTCCTCGGCGTGGGTAACCGTCTCGTCATAGAGATGCGTGTCAGCATAGCTCCTCTTCCAGGCCATCGTCCCGTTTGTAGCATGGTTCGCATGATAGGGGCCGAGTTTGTAAATGGTCTTAATATCGGAATAATACATGTAAATCTCGGAGGCACCCGCAAGCTCTATCCCAGGCTTCTGCTTGAACGCCATAATCACCGCTGAGACGCGCTCAGGAGGATAGTAATCGTCATCGTCCATGGCAACAATAACATCGCCGCACGACTTCTTGTTCAGAATATTGCGCTTCGCGCCAATCGTCAGCTTCTCGGGCATGTAGATATAATGGACATTGGGTAGGCCGAGATCCTTGAACAGATCGCCCACCGGGTCGGAACCGTCGTCCAGAATAATCCACTCCATCCGCTCCTTCGGATACTTCTGAGCCTTATAACACGCAATAAGCTGCGGGATGAATCTGCGGCGATTATAGGTTGGGGTAATCACAGAAACAAATGGGTGATTTGCCGCTTGTTGCTGTGTTACAACTGGTTTTGTAGAATGGGACATTGCTATAGATACATGCCGCCGAATGTTTAGACCTTATCCCTTGCTTACCGTTCCATAGAGGGTGCCCAAGGTAATAAGGCTCACAGAGGTCATGATAGAAATATACCAAAGAATTGCCTTATTATCTGTATAAGCCGCCGCCGGATTTCTGGAATCTACGATGACATAGCTAAAGAATTTATCGACGGCTGTTACGGGTTCGTAGGGATTCTCCAAAGTTGAGACTAGTACATTAGATACGCTTGGAACATCGATCTGATCCTTTGCGCATGGCGGGGAAGAGAACTGTAATCCTGTTACACTTTCTAGTTTATCTAATGCTGCCTGCTTAGCTGACGCAAACTGATCTCCGAGGCCAACAGAACCAGCCGCACCTTCCACCCTAGATAAGCCGGCCTGTACAGCATCAGAAGATGCTACACTTGTAGCAGCATTTTGGGCCTTCGCTTTTGCAGCATCTGCCGCCTGTTGTTTGGCGGCATCAAGGCTCGTAGGTATAGATGGTAAACCAAAAGCGCCCCCCTTCATGTAACTATTGTACTCAAATAATAATCATATTTATAGCGTGCTACTGTCTTCAGCCGGTGTCTCCACGGCAGGCGCATTAGCTTGAGGCGTCTCCACTGTATAAGGATTCGCAGACACTATAGGCGCAAGTCGCGGGTACCACGGGAATATACCGGAGACCCAGTACGGTGGTTTCAGAAGCGAATATGCTATAAATAGTGGAAATCCTATCATTCCATGAATGAAATACCATATGCGCCCAGCCAGGAAATCCTTTTCAGCCTCTACATACATATTTGCGGAGATAATGCCGCCCCAGACAATAGAAAAAGCAAGCGCCACGTAAAAGGCAATCGGAATGAGTTTTCTGTAAATAAAATTCTTGATATTTCGCATTATACGATTTAAATCATAAGGATTTCCAACGAGACTATTGTATGTCGCAAGGACTTGTTCATGCTCGATATCATAATCGCTAGCCATTTCAACGACCGGCAGTTGATATGGCAGCTGTAGACCGCCAGACCCGGAACTACCAGAACTAGCCGTTGAAGAAACAATATAAGGATCACTACCTTGGAGCGTTGCTATATCAGCGTTAATCCTTGCGAGCAGGTCATCATAGGTTGGAAACACAGAATCGCCCTTAAAGACGAGGGCACCATCTTTCAGAGCAGCCACTTTTTCGGCCTGAATAGCATTGTATTGATTCTGGATTTTATCACGTTCCGTAGTTAGCTGTGCTATCTGCGCGGCCAGAGTATCCCTGAAGAATTTCAGCTGCGCAGCATCTACCTCGGCCTGTAGCTGTGCCTGTTTCTTCGCACATTCATCGGTGCTGAGCCCCTTACAGGTTTCTTGTAGGGACTTTGCGGAATCGAGGGCCCCTGTTAGCGCAGTAGTATCAACCGCGTCCTTTAAATCCGGCGAGAGACTTGTAGCAACAGAAATGGATGATGTCAAACTCGAGGACATGCCTGTAAAGTTCGAGTTTAGCGTCGCGATTTCTTCTGTTGCCTTGCCCGTATCTGTAGCAGGTACTGTGCCGCCCCCAAATATATTGGAAAACACACTCGGAGCTGCTGGTGCCGCCATAGATTACCTATCCTAACATCCCCTATTTTTCGCACGCTTTTCCCGGGAATCGCTTTCCCAGCCCCTAGCAGAGCTCTTCATGATACAACTTATTTACATGGCCCGGCCTATCTACGGTGGCTGGGTGTCCTTTACCGCCCACATGGCCTTGAAATACTCCCTACCTCTCTACAAAATCGGCTCCAGAACGGAAGAAAAACAGCGGGACTATGGATACGGAGTCCAGTACCAGAATCGGGCGCCGAGCGATCTCCCCAAGGGCCGCATCCTCATCACGGCCATCGATAAGACCTACTACGAGTTCCTCGACAAGATGCCCGATGGCACGATGATTGTCATCCACGACCCTACAGAGGTTTCTGGCAAGGGGAAGGAGCCCGTTCTGAAGGCGCTGGCGCGCTTCAAGGTCATCACCATCCGCGAATCCGTCAAGAAGTTCTTGAAAGACCAGTTCGGAATCAAGAGCAAGTTCGTCGTCCATCCCTTCTACGAATATCCGTTCACCAAGACAAAGGCACCTGGTGGCGCCGTCAGTATCTCTCGCATCGACTTCGACAAGCACACCGACATTATCTTGAAGGCGAACAAGCAGCTCAAGGACCCTATCGATATTTACGGGGCCATCAATCGCCAATACGTCTTTTTCAAGCTGAATGATCTGGGCTTCAAGCGCTTCTACAAAGGACCCTTTGAAAAGAGTTTCGAGGATCTCGACGACATTCTCGCCGATGCGAAATATGTCGTAGATATGAGTGTAATCAAGAATGATGGGGGTGGTTCACAGTACACTTTTTTGGAGGCCATGTACCAGGGCTGCGCCCTCGTCATCAATGCGAAATGGGTCGAGGGGTCCAAGACAGAGTTCGAAGATGGGAAAAACTGTTTTGTTGTGGCGGGTGAAGAAGAGCTTGTGAGCCTGATGAACAAGGACCCAAGCACTGCTCGTGTGATAAAAGGGGGCAAGGAGCTGTTGAAGCCCCATATTGAGGTGAACTGGCCGAAGGAACTGGCTCGCTTGTAAGCGACTACAAGGCATACTTCAGGCCGCCCATACCCGAAACAATCTCTAAGAAGTTTATATTCTCTACATATATGTCCACGTCATATAGGTAGGTGGTATTTACCGGGAGTGGCCAGAAATCGACATCGACCTGAAAGTTCCGAATACGGCTTGCATTCAGCGACCCTGAAGGCTGCGTCGAAGAGGTATTCAGTTGAAATGAATAAATGGGAAGACCCGCTTGCCCAATCCCTTTGACATACTTGTACGGGGAATATGTTGTAAAAAAGTCGACATTCTTCGTCTCCTGGATTTCATTGCCATCACAGAGAATATGGATGCTCCGAATCATTTCCTGCTGCATTCCTGGTAGCAGTTGGCCCGAATAGTTCACTCCAACTACACCTGGGGTAACAGTAAATGGATAGTTTGGAAAGGTGTACCAGTTCGTGAAGTTCGCAAAATCATTGCGATAGGCCTGGTCAGAACGCCGCTGAATAAAAATCATCCGTGTAAGAGGATTATGGGGCTGTAAATCAAGCACAGCCCGCGTCGTTTGCGCATGATTTGGAAAGGCGGTGACTTGCGGTAAAATATATGAAAGAGGTCTCGTCGCAAAAATAACCTGCTCCTCTCTCGGAAGATAGATGAAGTTCGCCTGGAGTCTCGGATAAAAGCTCTGCCAGGTATCCAAGCTCGGAACTGTATATCCGATATCCGTAAGAAAATAGCGGATGTTGCCAGAAATATCCGGCGCTGAACTATAGGACGGCGTATTATTCAAAGGAGTTGCCATAGGCTGTGGAATCTGCCATTCAGGATTTACACGATGACCATAGTTGTCAAGAATCGTATAAAGCTGTGAAATGGGATTCAGCGTGATTTTCACCTCACACTCATGATATTGTAGGCCAATGAGGGGCAGGGCCTTCGATATCGTCTCAGAAAACCAAAAGGAAAGTGGAACATGAATGTCGCGGCCAAAAATCGAAGGGCGATTCGTCTGCGCCCCCGCAGCCGCCGCATTTTTCACAACATTTGGATAACCGGAATAAATGTTTGTCACGGGACTGTAGGAAGCATACTCGCTCGTCGAGGGAGATATCATCGCTTCAGTGTCTCCCACGAGAATGCGCCATTTATTAAAAGCATCTTGGTCATTGTCTAGAAGCGCCCGTCCCAACATATACGACCCATCAAACTCCTGAATTTTCTGGCCTCCAATAGAAAAACTTACCTTGTTTATAATCGCCAGCCCCAGATAGCGCACCCATTGAAATTCATATTGCGGCACACGGTATATGGGATTATTGTTTGCGTCGACCCCTATTTTCCTCGAGTTCGGAGGAACATATTTACTGTAAATATCGGGCACATGGAAGGAAAAAATCAGGTCAGACATCAGGTCACCGTAGCGAGGAATCTTTGCCCGGAGGTCTACTGTCGTATCAAATCCAGGCTCGTTCGGTCCCTCGAGCGCAATCGTAATATTCTCCATTGCAAAGTGCGAATATCTCTTGAACGCCTTATAAAAGTATGTCATTTGCGGATTACCGCTTAAAATGACATTCTGCGTTCCATACGCAACGAGAGCATATAATCCTCCTCCTGCCATGGGCAAATCCTTACTGGAATATAAGAGATTATATGTTTAGACCTGGTGCGGGTTCTTAACTTTCGCAAGGCATGACGCAACTATTTTATTTGCCCTCTTTGAGAGTAATTAAAATAGTATTCTACAGTTTAAGCGCCTACATTTGCTGATGCGCCCACCAGTCATCTGCCAAGTAGGGAGGACGCTGCATTGTTTTAATATTCGTTTTAGTTGACGGTCCCTTATTCATTATATTCTGAATCTCAGTTACAGATAGGGCGTACCGGGTATAGACAAGATTTGACAGATTTCCAGAGAAACTGCCAGCTAGGCGGAGAGTGTCGCCACCCAGTACTCCAGGTGCACGCGTACCCGATAGGCTATCCGAAATAACATTCGAAAACAGCGTAATATCCTGGAAGTTTTGATAAGGGAGTGTGCCCGTAAACGGAATCCTATTTGCAAGCTCTCCATTGATAAAGATGTCAAGCCCATTGTTGTAGCAGTTTAGAACAACATGTACCCATTTCTGAAGGGGAAAGTTTTTTACATCGGCGTGAGTGTATGGGTTTTTATAGGTATTCATTACGATTCTCATAGTATTATTCGTCCCGTTCATGAAAACGCCAGGGCCCATAAGAGGCCAGGGGAAGGCAAATCCTTTGTGGAAGACGTGCTTGTATTTATCCTCACTATCAGGTGTGAATGTCGCGGGCAGAACATAAATATAAAATGAATACGCGAATTCAATGCCAGTCCGCTCATTTACAGAGAATCCAATCGGCTTTGCATTCTCATACTTTGAAGCATCCTGGTGAATGGTTATGCTTGAATCTTGCGAGTCTGCCGTGTAGTCTAGGAGTGTTTGATAGCGGCTTCTTGCCTCATACATGCTTTTGTAGATAACTTCGCCAGTCAGGGATACAATAAAGATTAGTGCGACAAGAGCAAGGCCGCTTATAACCTCACCGGAAGAATCTTTGCCCGTCGGGTTTCCATATTGGCCCGCATAACTCATCCCTACTATCGTATCTATGGGAATAAAAGTTTACCGGGTTCTTAAGTTTCGCACATGACGCTATTAACTTAGTTTGGCACCCTTAAAAAGAGATGTTATCCAAGAAAACACATCTAAGCTCGTTCCACTCGGCCCCGAAAGATAGGTTCTATAGATTTCATCGGGATTCATACTGTAACTTCCTACACTTGTATTTCCAATGTAGCCGTCGAATCCACCTCTGTCAACAATATTCAGCTTCACATCCGCTGTAGGATCCACTTTAAAGTAGGACGGGGTCACGCAAGAACGGCTCAGTTTTCCATCAATGTACACATCAATCATCTTACCCGAAAGAACAACAGTCACCATTGTCCAGCGCTGGAGATCTATTTCGGGAATGTCGCACTGGAGGGGCGTCCCATTCAGAAGCGAATCATCCGATGCCATCGGCAGGAACATTCCATCTAGTGCGCTCGTACTAAGTGTTCCAGGCTTATCTCCTGACTTACCTGTTGTAGTACTTACTATTGTGTTTTGGATCTTGGAGCCGATCATTCCAGATCCTGTACTGGGATTCGAGCCCATACTGGCTCCAGAAGCCATACTGGGTCCAGAACCCATACTGGGTCTAGAACCTGATCCAGAACCACTCTGGAACCCGTCCTTCGCATTCGCCATAACAGATTTCACCCGACTCACAATCGCACCCGTATAATCGCTCAAGGGATTTTCGAAACCCTCCGTAGGGTCCGTGTACTGTGTCCGCACAATAAGCGAGTTCTTAAATGACCCTATAGCAATAAGCAGCGTAGAAAAGTGCGCACCCTTAATCTCTAAAACATGCTTACGCTTATTGTTCGTGTTCAAACTGTTCAAGTATATCCATGTATTCACCGAATAGTCACCGCCCTCATACGGTTTCGGAAACGTGGGAATCGTCGTCGGAGGGGTCATCGCAGCCTGCTGTGAGGGAATAATCACGGTACTACTCGAGTATGCTGATGTATGCAGAAAACGATACAGATAGTATATTACTAGTACCCCAACAATTACAAACAGAATATTTATAAAAGAAAAGGTGCTTGAACCACTGTTTGATGCGCCGTTGCTCGCATCGGCCATTTCTATAGTACTATGTTAAATTTACCGTGTTCTGCTAAAAATAGCTGCTCCATCAAGGCGCATTTATTTGTAGCGTGTTGCGCGAGACCTTATGCGTAAGGCGTCGTCCACTGATATAAAGGATTCGCAGGCTGTATAGACGGCGACGCAATACAGCCCTCAGGCGGGCATATATTTATAGTGGGTATGAAAGAGGTCAAGCTCGAAAAGCTGCTCGCCGTGTAGCTGGGAATAATACCGCCAATATCAGATAGGCTCATAGGATTCGTCGAATCATTAAAGAAGGGCTTCCCACGCGTATCCGCGTACTGCCGGTATTTCTCGGCAACATCTTTACTCGAAAGCCGATAGTTGTACATATTCGCAATAATAAGCTGACCTTCCAGCCCAGAAGAACCGGAGGTAGTCGTCGAAAGAGGGCCCATCGGATAAATTGGATATTGCGTGCTCTTTGATAAAATCAGTGTATTATTGTAAAATATATCGAGCCGCCGTCCCTCTCGGGCAATCGTCACATATGTCCACTTTTGAATATCCAGGGGCGGAAGTACAATAGATTCTATATAAGTATGCGCAGAGTCCTGGGTTTTTACCAAAACCTGTGTCGCAGCCTTGGCCTGGCGACTCGCATCCGGGGCAACAAGAACATCCATAGATAATACATCCCCGATGTTAAACACCTGCTTGTAGCCCGTGTGAGCGCAGCTTGTACAATCCGTTGTGTTCGTGTTTCCGCCCACAGTAGTCGTACACATACATATCGAGTATTCACCATTTTCGCATGAAGAGCCTGCGAATGCGCTACAAGAAGAATAGGTTGCCGTACGATTCGCCTGACTTAGATATACGAACGCCGAGAATGTTCCCGCATTCCCGCTCGTAAAAGGCAGGGTTTTGGCGCGGTCAATGATTTGTAGAGGTTTCTGGTTTAAATCAAACGGGCCAATAGCACTCGCATCCAGTTTTGGAATATACTTGGGAGAAAAATAGTATACTACTATTGAAGCCACTACAAGGCCTGTTAATAATAATGGTAGTACCCCCCCCTCCATATCTAAGGATATATAAGAATATCTTCACCTACCGTGTTGTGCTAAAAATAAGTACGCCCCCATGGGGAGTACTTATTTTAGCCTACAACACCACTGTAGTCATGTAGGCTAGATTAACTAGCCTCTTTGAGGCTAGTTAATCCGGCACATGACGCTAGGTTCTCGGTATAATAGGAGGCGTAAGATCTCCCATAGGTCCCGATTCATAGGCCCGAATCTCTTTTGATGTAAGAAGTCTCGGCCACATCGCCATATTTCCTATAGAAACACCGCCCACCCCGTGCTCTACAACCGGCGGATAGAAGTCCGTCTCCGATATTGACTTTAGCGCATTCGCCGCATTAATTGTCGATAAAAGCCCTCCATTTATATAGACTTCTGCAAACGAATCCGCGACCACAATCGTTAGACGAAATGTCTTCTTATTGGGAGGCGCATAGGCCCTATCCATGGATTTCTGGACAGTGGTCCCATCGGATGTAGTCGTCACCAGGGCTACCTGGACTTCCTTTGTATCTGGCTGACACCAGGCGATTATATTTGTATCAGTGTATATCTCTGATAGCGGGCGCGGGGCGGCGGCATCCGTCGAACTAAGAGGAGCCCTCGCCCGATAAAAAATAGGTAAAGGATACTGTGTTTTAATCGTGTCGTCAATATATACATCAACGCCCAAGGTATATGTACAAGGAGGGAGCGTCGTTCTCTTAATATTTTTATTCCGCGCATTTTCGGGTTTAGGAGGGTTTCCATCATTCAGCGTATAAGCCAGTTCTCGGTCACTTGTACCTGAGACAACAATAATACCAGGGTCATTCGGCGTCAATGCAAAAATAGGATACACCGTGAAGTGAACAAACACAAGTATTAAAAATATGACGAACACGCTTAGTGAACCATAGTATAATGCGCCGAACACAGATACACCTGCTGTACCCGTCGGAGTAGTATAAAAACTGGAATAATCACTCATGCTCTGCTTACCTACTTTGCAGCTTTTATTTTCCGTGTCTTACCCCGCTCCTTCATATCTCCCTTCTCAGGATGAAACTGTATCCGCGAATAATACGCCTGCGTCTCCGAGGACTTACAGCCGCGAATCTTCTCGCGCAAATAGCATACAAAGGAAATGCGTGTGAACGGCTTCTCGCCACCCATCGTCCCCGTCGCAGCATCGTCATTGTGAATCTTCGGCAGCTTCTTATTGAACGCCTTGTCCTCAGCAGATTCGTGAAGTTCCGTGTTACAATGCCATTCATGGACATCCATGGCCAGAAAGTCGCCCGTACGCACATTGAATCCGACGCCAAATCGGGGAAAGAGTGTTGCGCCGCCCGAGTACTTGCCCCGCTCAATGACGGAGAGATTGCCATAGCCGTCGCGGAAATCGCCGTCGTCCATATGGAGGGCCGTCTGAAAGTTGCGATTAATGGTGACGGAGGAGAAGGCCGTATCGGCTACGCGGTACATCGGCTTCTCAGAGGCCGCCGCCAGCTGCTTCCCGTGAGGACCCGGAACGAGCTTTTTGAATGCCTTATCAATGGCCTGGATAAACGGAATGCCGTGCCGATACTGATGGAAATACTTCTGCGTGTAGGAGGTGAGGCGGCAGGGCAGCTTCATGAAAGGGGTCTGCTCAAAGTAGCCGAGTACGGAGCTGAAGACATTGTTGTTCACGCGCATCTTGGAGAGTTTTCCATCCTGCATGTAACGGGCCGACCACTTATTAATATCCGTAGGGTTCCTCTTTTTCCAATAGTTCGAGTTGACCTTAATCGGCCCCGCGGCGGCGCCCCGATTTCTGGAGGCGGCAGCCGTCTGATAATAGGCTTCCCACCCCGTCTTAATCAAGTCATTGGGAAGAACATGCTTCCGGAATCTGGCGAGCAATTTCTTCTCACCATCCACCTTACCATATACATCAACATCCTCATCGAAAATCTCTTTGACCTCCTTGTCAGTGAAGTAGGTGCCCTCGCGCGCCTTTATCTCGTCATTCGACATGACGGGCTCCACGACGACTTCTCGGACCTTCAAGGCCACGGGCCTCGCAGCCGTGGAAGGAATCTGAAGCCCCTCGTAGATTTCGGGCTTGTAGACCTTTTCATTATGTGTGTTTTTTCTGGACACGGCCCGCTTCTTACCTCCAAAGGCGAGCATCTACAGTGATGTGGGAAATTAAGCTCTCTCCCCCTTCGTTGTCCACCACAGTAGCGATGCCGCAAAGAGCACTACACCGCCGCCGATGATTCCACCCTTCACCATCGACCGCATATCTATCTCATCAAGATCCGCCTGATTGATAACAGGAGATGTCGCTCGCGCCCCAATGCGCGCATAGAACATAATCGACTCCTTCTCAGAAATAGTTGGCTTGTCTAGACTCTTATTCACAACATTATGTACATTGACTGTCCAGCGGAACAGGTCCTCGCGGCGGTCCAAGTGCGGTGAAATCGGAAACTTCTGTAGGTGCGTACCATAGTGCTCCCTACATTTCGGGCAAGGAATCAGGTGCGCAAGACTTTCGTAAAAGTCTTTCGCAGCACGCTTATGTGCATAGGTCGGCTTTTCAGGATATGAAAGCGCGGTTATATGAATGGTATGCCAGAAAAGGGGTCCCCATACAGAAGGCGGAAGTCTCATTCTGTTCCTTCTATTGACCTTATATTTCATTTTTACGATGCCTAAACGCGATGTAGTATATCATATAGTGGTCCGTAAGGATAGTATGTTACCATTTTATAGACAATCCGGAAATTTATTTTCAATGATAACATGTACGAATTGTTCAGGAATGGGTCATACATCGAAACACTGTATGAAGCCTGTTACGAGTTATGGAATAATCCTCTTTCGATGTAAGAAGGGTTGGAATCAGGCTGCCGTACTTCAATCGGACAAGGCGTCCCTGACTGGATTTGAAGGTGCGGACACCGGTATCGAATATCTTCTCATCCAGCGTAAGGACAGTATAGGATTTATTGAGATGATTCGAGGGAAATACAAATTGTCGGATCTTGACTATATTCGGCACACTGTCGCAGGTATGACGCGCGCGGAGCGGGAGAAAATCTTGACTGTGCCCTACGATGAGCTCTGGGAGAACCTGTGGGGGCCGAGTAGGGATGGGCAGAATACCTATCGCCATGAGAAAGAGCAGGGGCGGGCGAAACTGGAGGCGCTTCGTGTAGGAACACCCTCTCTCGAAACGATTCTTCAAGAATCTGGCCCTCCCTTTGAAACTCCTGAATGGGGATTTCCAAAGGGGCGGAAAAATCTGAATGAAACGGAGCATGCGTGCGCCCTCCGCGAGACGTGGGAAGAAACAAATATTAAGGCCGCGCAGATTGTCGCAATTGATAACATGGATCCCGTAACAGAAGTATTCACGGGTTCGAATGGGATCCAATATTGTCACAAATATTATATCGGCTATACCAGCCATGGAATAGGAGAAGAAGGGGTCGATGCTGCGGCGAAGACAAATGAGCATATTAAGCGTGAAGTGGGGGATATTCGTTGGTGCTCCTTCAACGACGCAGTGGCTCTTATTCGAGAGGAAAATCCCGAAAAACGCGGCGTATTGCTCCGGGTTGACAAGATTCTGAAGGGATTCTGTCCTCTTCAACTGGGCACTGTAGCGCTCGAATAAGCATTTTAATATCCTATGTTTATCATAGATGGAGTCGGTCGGTGAAGATACGGTCGCACTTAATGAAGATATCCTGCGTAAGTGGAACAGTCACGACTTGACATTTGCACAAAGAGACAAGCTTCTTGCGCAAATAGAATCGAGGGGCCTATATCCGAAAATCATGGGCTCCATCGATGAATGGGAGCGCGAGGGTGGTCTATATCCTGACGTGGAAGACCCCCGTTTTGCCGAAAAGATTATGCGGAAGCAGGAGTTCGCCGAGAACAAGCAGGATAGCATTGCGACACAGATGGAGCAGGAGGTGAACCCGTGCGATCCTGACAAGGAGTTTGAGCTCACCCCCGTTCAGCGATTTATAGGGCGCTTCATGTCCCCTCAGTGCCCCTATTTATCGGCCCTCCTGTATCACGGCGTGGGGGTCGGTAAAACCTGTGCTGCCATTACCGTGGCTGAAAACTATTTGCGCGCATACCCGCGGCGTTCCGTTATTATCGTTGCGCCCAGAAATATTCAGCCCGGATTTCGCAGAACGATTTTCGACGATGAGGCTCTGAAAATATCCGAGACAGGCGCGAATACTGCGAACGGCTGTACCGGCAATACATATCTGAAGCGGACCTCTACCGAGTTTGAGAGAGACAAGGCGACGATTGTACGGCGCGTGAATCAGTCCATACAGAGTCGCTACACCTTCCTCGGCTATATACAGTTTCATCGGATGATTGAAGATATTCTCAAAAATGTTCCGAAGACGCTCGACGAGGCGGCTGCGCGCGCTCGCTCCATTCGTCTTCTACGCCGAGAGTTCAGTGGCCGTCTGCTGATAATCGACGAGGCCCATAATCTTCGCGACACGCCCGAGGACGCCGACGACGATTCCGATAATCCTGGGGGCGACATGGAGTTGACGGAGAAACAGGCCGGCAAGAAGTTGACGCCGAGCCTCTTAAAGGTGCTGGAGGCATCGGAAGGAATGAAGATGGTCTTACTGACCGGTACTCCCATGTACAATTCGTATGTGGAAATCATCTTTTTGCTGAAGCTTCTGCTGACAAATGACAAGCGGGCGATTCTTTCCCAGCGCGACATTTTCTTGCCCACGGGCAAGTTTAAGCCCGCCGTGAATGGCCAGAAATCTGGGGAAGAGCTGCTGGGCTCGGCTGCGAATGCGTATGTGAGTTTCATGCGTGGCGAGAATCCGCTTTCCTTCCCTGTGCGCTTGCCGCCCGAGGGCACGCCTCCCCTTACGCAGTGGCCCGCCCGCGCACCAACTGGCGTTGAAATCCCTGAAGCGCAGACGCAGCGGATGTTACGCATGCCCTTTGTCCCTGTTCAGTTTGAAGGCGATTCCATGGCCGCCTATAAACAGATTTCGCAGGAGGCGATTGAAGCGGGGGGCGTCAGCGTCGGCAGTATTGATGAGATGGTTCAATCTGGAAACTGGCTCTTTCCCGGACTGGAGGGCCCTAAGATTCGCGACGCAGGCTTCGACGAATGTTTTCAAGATATCGGTTCAGGGGGGCCGTCGCAGTTTACTGCTCGGAATGGCGCGCCCACATGGCTCGCTACAAGCGCGCTCGGCCCCGTGTCACCAAAGGCGAAGTTCACACTCGGCAGAGCCCGCACCGCCAAGGGTGTCGTCTTCATCTACAGTCGTTTCATTAAATCAGGGGCGCTCCCGCTCGCGCTGGCCCTGGAGGCGAATGGCTATTCTCCCTGGGGAGATAAGCGTCCCCTCCTCACGAACGGCGTTCAGACAGGCGAGGGACTCCAGTGCGCGCTGTGTCCAAAGAGACAGAAAACGCACGTGGGCGCCGATCACAAGTTTGTCCCTGCGAAATACATCCTGATTACCGGTCGCGCGAATGTATCACAGAATAATCCCGTGGCGATTCAGGCCGCGCGTGCGAAGACGAATGTCGATGGCAGGGATGTGAAAATCATTATTGGCTCGCAGGTTGCGTCAGAAGGCGTGGATTTCCGATTTGTCCGAGAGATTTATATCTTCGATAGCTGGTTTCACTTGAACAAGATGGAACAGGTGCTCGGACGCGGCATTCGTACATGCTCTCATGTACTGCTGCCCGAGGAGCAGCGAAACTGTACCACCTATTTACTAGTAAACACATATGAGAATGAAGAGGAAACAGAGACGGCTGACCTCTACATGTATAGGAGGGCGATGATAAAGGCGATTGAAGTTGGACGGGTTACACGAGTACTGAAACGCTATGCGCTCGACTGTAATCTCAATCGCGACGCTATTATTGTGACTGGACTTGGAAGTCAGACGCACACAGATTCGCAGGGGGTGGTTCGAGAGGAGGTAAACATTAATGATACCCCATATACGAATCTCTGCGACTGGATTGAGACTTGCGAATACACTTGTGCGAACCCTATGGATGTTGGTGCGCCGCCGGTAGATTTGAGCACATACGATGAATATGCGGTAAAGTGGAGAGAGACCCAGCTTAAATCTGTCATACGACGAATCTTTGAAGTGGAGAAGCAGCCAGAGTTTCAGCTCGACGATATTCTACATGCGATGTCAGGTGTTCCGCCGCGGGCGATTTCGGGCCTCTTATCGGATATTGTAGGAAATCGGTCCTTTCGTGTTCGCGTTGGGGCTGCGGAGGGGTACATCGTCTATCGGAACAACTATTTCATGTTTCAGCCCGATTATCTCTCCGATATTCGAGTCCCGCTTGCTCTGCGTGTCGCAGATGTCCCCGTCAAGCGCGATGTATTTGATCCGGCCGCAATGTCCTTGGCACAAACAGAAGTGAAGCCCGTGAAGCCCGTAGAAGGCGAAGCACCACCAGAAATAGAGGCGCAAGCAAAAGCCACGGAGCCCGTTGCGGGGACTATACAGGAATATTGGCGCTCGATTAGTCGCTGGGCATCGGCAATTTCAAAGGCCGAGTCTGTAGTTGATAAAATTCCCCCCGAGGTTCAAGCATCGATTGAGACACGCTATATAGGCGATGAGCAAGAACGAGAGAAGGCGTGGCTTACTATGATTAGCTGGCTGTACGAGCATATAGCTGGAAGCACGGAGTATACGCCTGAGCAGAAAACTCAGTACCTTCGGGGCCTTGCTGAAACACTCCTACAGTTTATTTGGGATGAAAGCCTTCGGCCAAATGAGCAGCTTCAGCTCATCCAGGCGAAAGATGAGTTTGCTTTGCGCGCGGGGGTGGAACAGATTGTTACAAAGGATAGTGTAACGGCGTTTCGGTTCGTCGATTCCATTACGGGCGTTCTTAAATACATGTGCGGCATGGCTCCGTGTTCTGAAGCCGTGAGAAAAGAGTTTGAGGCGGATCCTACGGACCCTCTACGCGGAGTTGTCGTAAATACAGATACAACCGGGCCGCTGTACGGATTTAATGTGCCTAAGGCAAAGGAGCGTCGTCTTATTTTCAAGACGAGCTCGCCGCCGCCGCCAGGAGGGAAGCTCGAAAAGGGAGGTGAATGCGCCATTATTAGTACAATATCGTATCATATAACGATGTTAAAGGCGATTTCAGAGATGCTGATTGCGGAGGGATTTCCCAGATTCATTCTCACGGAAGATATTCTTGATGAAAAGGCGAGGAAGAAGAGAGAGAAGGCGCTCGCAAAGGCGGCTGGGACGAAGATTACGATTGAAAGTCGCCGCGCTGGGCGCACCTTTGAGAATGCTGTACGCGCGTGCGCGCTGAAAGATATTGTACTGCGCTGGATGGATATCATGAAGAGTACGGATGCGTCGCGGAAGCGCTACTTTTTGAGACCCGTTGCGGCCTTGAAATCCGGTCATAAGGGGGCGGTACAGAAAATCTAACGCGGCACCTCACGGTAACAGCTTAAAATTGACAAACCCAATATAGAATAGGAGTTCAGCATGAAGTACACAGCACTTTTCGAGGAACAGGTCGCATTGACCCCCAAAGATATGTGCCATGATATCGCTTCCTTTGATACGCTGCTGATGGAGAAGCTTCAGACCAAGCTCGAGGGAAGATGTTCTCGCCACGGCTATGTTATTTCTGGAACACTCAACGTCCTGAGTCGCTCGATGGGGACGATGGAGCGTGGGCGCTTTACGGGCAGTATCCTCTACTACATTCAGGCGGAGGCAGAGGTTCTAAATCCTCCCGAGGGCGAGGTGATTGATGGCATTGTTATTAGAAAGAATAAGATGGGCATGTATGTCTCGTATAATGTGAAGGAGGGGGATTCTGAGGCGGAGGCAATCCGTATTATTGTGCCGAGGGACTTACATATTGGAGACGAGGAGTTTGAGAAGGTGGAGATCGGTGAGCGGGTTAAGGTTCAGATTAAGAAGTCTCGGTTTCAGATTAATGACCCCTATATTCTCAGCGTGGGTATGTTCCTTTCATCAGCTGGTAAGGGGATGGCGCCTATTGCGGAGGCTGCCGAAGATGCTATTCCTGAGGAGGCCGTTGAGGGCGAGGAGGGCGAGGAGGCTGTTGAAGAGGGTGAGGAGGCTGCCGAGGAGGCTGTTGAAGAGGGCGAGGAGGCTGCCGAAGAGGGCGAGGAGGCTGTTGAGGGCGAGGGTGTCTATGGCGAGGCCGTTGAGGGCGAGGCTGTCTATGGTGAGGCTGTTGAGGGCGTTGAGTAGCGCGGAAACGGTTCCGGAAGATGAAGAATCTAAGGAATAGAATGAGTGCATCCGCCGCATCTTTAACACAGGACGAATATGAACAGAGAAAAGTTTTTGCCGATGAGATCAAACTTCTTACCCGAAATGAAATGGAGGAAATCTATAAACTCCTCAAGGCCAAGAAGGCCGAGTACAGTGAAAATAGCAATGGCGTTTTTTTCGATGTCTCCAAACTTCCGGCCGAAATCTTTTCCGAGCTACAGAACTTTATGGTATTCTGTAAGAAGAATCGCGACGAGTTCAGCGTACACGAGGAGGCTCAGAAGCGGGCCCACGATGCTCTTCTATACGGGCGGGACTAAGCACTACACAGCAAAGCGCGAGGCTAACCACAGGACGCCCTGAAGGGACTAAAGCCTGATCGCGATACCATAGTAATGGAATCCCACGGACTCACTGTGCTCAAGCAGCTACAGTCCTTTGTTAAGGAAAATCCCCATCGGAAGCTCACCGTGATTCCGATAGAGATTTGTTCAGTCACAGATACGCAAGAGGGTTCAGACGCACCTGCGACAGTGGCCGGTGGCTGGATTCCGACACCGCTCGAGCCGCCTGGGCCACTTGGCCTCTTTCTCTGGAAGACGGATCCCGAGTTCCGCGCTGGTACTCCGCCTATCCGGCGCACCATTCTTCGCGACACGATTCTGAAGATTAATGAGCGTGTCGAGAATGAGCTGCGGGGCGTGAAGTGGCACCGTAAGAAGGTCATTGAGCAGCTGGCCACGCAGCAGACATCGGCGGTGTCGCCGCCTATGGACACGCCTGACCTCGATATCGCCCTGTGCGAGCTGTATGGCTATCAGAAGGTAGTGCTTGACGAGGCGAACAAGAAGATTGAGTTTTTCCCGCAGGATCCTCGCACATGGAGCACCGAGTTTCCTGTCTGGGGCTGTACGCACGGCTCTCGTGCGGTGCTCCATCGGCGGGGCGAGGAGTCTGTTGGTGCTGGACTCGCTGATTGGATCTCTGATCGTGAGAAGGACGGCTGGAAGGTCGCTTGGCCCGTCCATGATGGAACTCTTGAGGCGATGAAGAAGATTATGTCGGAGCGCGGGACGTCACTGGGGCCGCGTCTAGAGAAGCCGAAGAAGGCTGATTATGCTGTAGCGATGGGGCGTGCGGACGGGCTCAGGGCGCTGGCAAAGTTTTAACGAGCCTTTGGCAAAGTTTTAACGGGCCTTTGGCAAAGTTTTAACGGGCCTTTGGCGAAGTTCTCTGCCTGAGTCAGATGTTCGCGGACGTAACCAACTATAAGAACTCTGGAGATTGGCTGTATCTAGTGACTGGCGCTACAGTCGTGGACCTGGCTGTGATTCTTATGACCAAATATCCCGGAAAAAACCCTTCGTTCGGTGTGGGGGCCCTAAATGACTGGTATACAAAGTTTGGTGCGCTCGCGGCTGCTTCTGACATCTTAAGTGCGCTCATTGGCATCTTTTTTGCGCGTCTCATTTATGCGCAGATTGGCGGGTCGGTCATAGTCTTTATCGCGGCCATTATAGGATTCCAGCTGTT